TGCCATGCTCTTCTTGTCGCCGAGCAGTCTCTTCTTCTCCTCGGCAGGATCACGCGAGAAGCCGGCCGCCATCAGCTCGACTGAGGTCTCCTCGGACATGAACGGCTTCATGCCGTTGGCAGTCGACAGAGCCGTGACGAGCGCCGTCTGGTCAGTCGGTGTAGCCGCGAACCAAGGTCCCCACGTGAGGTCGAACGTGGTGGCCTGCCCTGGCTTCCTGTCGACGAGTTGCGTGTTCTCCTCGCCAGTAGGCTTGCCGTCGTCGCCCATCACGGGCTCGCTCACGACCTTGGGAGGTAGGTTGACGACGTACTGGGCAGACTCCTCGTCGCCGTTGTCGTTCACAACGATGATGGTCTCGCTGCCCTTCTCCTGGGCGACCTTCATCATCTGGCAGATGAGTCGCTTGAGGGCCGCGCCGTACTGCTCCCTCAGCTCCTCACAGCGTTGGATCATCTTGGCGTAGATCATCTTGATCGCTACGGCCGAGACTCCATTCGCTGCGAGGGTGTCGGGGTCGGTGATCACACACTCGGCGACTTCGAGCGCGTGGACCCTCTCTTTTTCGAGATAAGCCATCCCCTTGTCGATGCCTGAACCGGACATCTCCATGTAACGGGCGTCACCGTCCTTGCCTACCGTGAGGGCGTTGTCGCTGCCCTTCTTCACGCCCATGCGCTGCACGAGGTCGAGGTCCATCTTGAGGACCAAGGTCGGGTCGCAGTTGAGGGTGACAGCCCTGGCTAGGACAGAGTTGAGGACGTCGATCGTGTCGAAGTTCTCGTAGAGGCCGTCGTAGTCGGGGAGGCCGTCAACGTCGTTAGTACGGATGTTCTGGATCCAGACGAAGTGACAGTCGCCGTCATCGTGCTGGACTGAGTTGGTTTGGTCGACCACCCACTCAGGCTCTTGGGCTCTCCCGTTGCGGGTGTCGACCAGGACGGGGAGGAAACAGACGTCGGAGTCCTCGGTCCAGTCGTGCCGACTCCAGTACCAGTTCCGCACGACTGCGTTCTTGGCGTCGTCCCACTCGTCCTTGGGATAGCGGTAGATCTCTGAGACGTGAGCCGGGATCAGCTCCTCGCGGTCTGCCCACTCGTGGACGTGGCAGTGCTTCCCCTCGTGTACGTTCACCCGAGGCTTGCCCTCGTGGTAGCACCACGACAGGCCGACGGTGCCACAAGACCCGCCGATGTTGCGTGCCTGGATGAACTTGGTAGAGAGTGAGGCTTCCTTGCAGAGTGCCTCGACGAAATCGGTTGAGTCCTCGTCGCCCATGCCCTTGATGGAGGGCCACCTCTGCTCACCGAACAGGAGCGTGGTGAAAGATCGGACGATGACCCTGGCCAGGCGGTACGGGGCGGAGGGACGACGGAGGCGGAGCGGTACGTAGTAGGGAGCTTGCTCGGCCGTGAGGAGTGGTTGCGTGTAGGGACGCTGAGGTGTGGTAGGAGTGGCACGACCGTCGAAGTCGTACTGCTTCCAGTTGTGCTGAGTGCATGCGTAGAACTGGGCTCGACGGTCAAGCTCCCTTGTCCTCTCGGACTCGACGAAGGCAGTGGCCCTGAAGCCCTTCGTGTTGCCAGTGGTGATGCCACCCGAGCGACCGTCCGTGAGGTTCTTCGCTGGCTGAGCTAGCCCTGCGTTCCAGCTCTCGGGCATGCTCGCGGACACGGAGGCGAGCTTACCGCAAACCGGTTTGCGGTCTTACTCCCTGCTCGCGATGACACGGATGCCGTTGCTCGCTTCCTGCGTCTTCGCCGCAGTCTTGTGGGCGTCGAGAACAGTGAGTGCAGTCTCGCTCAGCTTGAGCAGACTGCTCCGATTGGCTTTCAAAGTCTCGACGATGTCGGCAGCCGAGTCACCCTCGACCACAATGGTGAGCTTCATGCGATCTAATACCGCCCCATCCGCTCGCGCAAGCTCCCCTTGAGCGGCTTCCTCGCCTCACCGCAAACCGGTTTGCGGTCTTACTCTGGAAAGAACATCGGCCTAGAACCAGGCCGCATCGTGACAGCCTCTTCACACTCCTCTGGCCACACAATTCCAGCATCCTTGATCCAGATGGCTTCGTTCGATCTCACATGGCCTTTGGCCGATCCGTCAGCGTGGATCTCGGCCAGAAACTCGAACGGCAGCCACGTTGCCCCTTCGTTCTCGCAGACGATGACTTGGCCTTCAATAGATTCACACCATGCAGCGAGTTCTCTGTAGTCAACGTCCGAGTACGGGTAGTGTTTACCGGCGAGGTTCGCGTATGGCGGGTCGACGAACCACGTCACTGACGGAGAAATCGGTTCGAGTGACCAGTAATCACCTTCTGTGCATCTCCAGTGACGGATGTGTTTCAAGTTCTCGGCGACACGTGACCGGATGACGTCTGACCAGCACGAATGGCCGCTCCACATCCCAAGCATCCCAAGCATCCGCTCCACGTTGCGCTTGGAGTAGACGCGACACGGATGGTCGACCCCGTTATTGAGCCAGAACCCGATGAGCGAGGCGGCCTCCTGGCACACGTCCAGATCGTCAACGCTGTCGTACGGGCCCATGAGCGGGAGAGAGAGCACTTCAGCTTCGCTCACGTGGATGAGGTAGTCCCACAACCCAACGATGATCGGGTTCTTGTCGATCAGGTAGACGTCTCTATCCGGGTAGTTCATCGAATAACCTGCCGCACCTGCGAACGGTTCGATGATGGTCTTGTAGACGGGCTGCGGGTATAGCGGAGCAGCCCTCCACTTGGCCCCGTAGTAGAGGAAGAACGGAGGGATGCGAGGCACGTGAACTAATGCCGCGCCATCCGCTCTCGCAGGCTTCCTCTGAGCGGCTTCTTCGGCTCGCCGCAAACCGGTTTGCGGCCCTCCTCACCTATCTCAGTCACCATCCGCCTAGCCTCGTCGGACAGCGTGACGGCGGGGTGGGACACCCCCTCTACGATGCCCTTTGCTGGCGTTGTGGGGCCTTTTACGGGCTCTTCGAGGCATGCCACGGCTAGCACCCTGGCTGCGTCACTGAGGCCCGTAAAGAGGCTGTAAAGGGCAAGACGGGCGCGGGCGAACATGAGGAAGGCTACCGCAAACCGGTTTGCGGCATTAGCTAGGCAATGCTCGCTGAGCGCTTGGCCATCATCGCGTGGGATGCGCACAACCAACGCTTCGACGACCTAGCCAAGATCGTCCGTGCCCAGGGTGGATCTTTCGAGACCATGCCAGATGGCACTAGCGTGGCTCGCACTCCCACGTTCACGGCTGGCTTCTCGGCTGGAGGTGGCGATCCCATCGAGGCATTCGTCCAGACGTGCTTCACGCTGTTCGGCATGTTCTGGCCCATGCTCCCTCTCTGCGCACAAGCGCAAGGACTCATCAACAGATGGTGGGGTGAAGGCTGGCCCGTTCGATGTCATTGCGGCGAGCACGTCATCCTCGACGTCTACGATACGCACGCCAGGGTCTACGTGCGAGGTGGCCTTACCCCTACCGAAGTCGAGCTTGCCTGGCTCGAAGACTTGAGCCGGGCCACTACGAAGGATATCCGAACCGGCGTGGATGAGTGGCTGTCTACACGCAAAGGCAAGCTCGCCGACACCATCGCGCGGAAGCAGATGGCGCGTCAGCAGGCATGGGACGAAGCCCTGGCTGCCATCAACGCTGAGGACTAGGGAGTCGGGTTGGAGAAGTCGGTCCCTACCGTGAACGTGTAGACACCCGCCGTCGGACTGCCGGAGGCGATGGTCACCACGACGTAGACCTCCATCACGGGCTGTCCCTTCGACGCGGCGAGCTTGCCGTTGACCTTGCCCTGGTTGAAGTCACCCATGGTGGGGTGGTCGACGTAGACGAGCTGACCGAGCGTGAGCGCCACGGAGGAGGCGTCGAGCTTGAACCAGTAGCCGCTCAGCTCCTCCAGCATGTAGAAGTCGGCCTGGAGGTCGGCTGTCGCCTCGGACGTGGGACCGAAGCAACCCATGACGAGTCGCTGGGCCGGATAGCCGTTGATGTTGACGAGCCGGGTGTTGTGTACGCAGTCGGGGAAGGGTTGCCCCTTGGGGAGGTCGGACTGGAGCTGGTCGACCGTGCCCTCGTCGCCGAACGTGGGGATGCTGTCAGCGCCGAAGGCTGAGGTCTGACGCTGGAACACGGTCCCGAAGTGCATGCGGCGAGCTTACCGCAAACCGGTTTGCGGTCTCACGGACCTTCTGGGTGGAGCCTCTCGTAGTCAGTCGCGGTAGGCGAGGACTTGAGGTGGTCTCGCATGGCGGCCCACTCGTTGTCGTCATACATGACTTGAGCAGAACTGCACCGGAACCAGTCAGCTTCTTCGAGGTGGCTCTCCAGCAAGTCGACGAAAACCTTTGAGGCATTCTCGCCATCGAAGTGGCACACACGATCCATCTTCGAGAGGACGTTGACGAAAACCAGTGCTCTCTCCGTCGGCCCGCGCATGTAGAAAGCGTGGCCCACGTCAACCGATACTCCGATAGTTCCGCCAGCACCCGAATTGTGAACTACGCGAGCTAGAACCCACTTATCGGCAAATGCCTTGACCAGTAGGTCACCGTTGAGCCTGGCTTCATCCCCAGGAGAGACTTGAATCTGCACCCGACCTAATGCAGCCACATCCGCTCGCGCAAGCTCCCCTTGAGTGGCTTCTCACCGCAAACCGGTTTGCGGTCTCACGAAGGCCACCTAGAGCGAGATCGTCGTCCCCAAGGACGCTGACCCTTGTACCGAGCGAACCTGTAGTTGAATGAACCGAGCAACGCCGGATAGCTAGTCGGGTCCTTGGCAGCCTGCCTAGCCCGCGCTCGACGTTGTGCTCTACGCGAGACGTTCATCAGTCGTAGCTCTGCGTGACTGCGACCCACTCCACTCGGAAGCCCCTGGCAGCACCGTAGAGGGCGAGGCCGAAGACGCCGGCAGACTGCGGCGAGGTCTTGGCAGTGCCGCCAATGACCCATCCTCCGTCCTCATACTCGTCCTCCGTGAGCTTGGCGAAGTTGAACGTGGACTCGGACGTAGTGGAGAGCGGCGCTCCCATGATGGCCTGCGAGGTGTCACCGACGATGGAGAGTCGGCCAGTGAAGCCCTCGTGGCCACCGAGGATCGTGGTCACGCGAGCCATCCAGTTCAGGTCGCTCGGCACGGAGTTGAGCTGGACTGCCATGCGACACACCGAGGCGGGGAGCGCCTCCGGCATGGGCACGCCAGTCCCGTACTCGCGGCGGAAGTAGCCCGAGAAGGCGCCAGCGTTCACGAGGTCCGCGACGCACGGCAGGAAGTGCAAGCCTCGGTTGACGCAGAGCTTGCGGTAGGTGGCCGTCGTCACCACCTCACCAGGACCGAGCCTGTCGGGTCCTTGCCTGCGGTCCTCGACTACGATCCAGTGCGACGGTGACATTCGCGTTCTCCTCGCGTGGATGATGCCGCAAACCGGTTTGCGGCCTACGGCTTGAACGAAGCTAGTGCGTCGATGAGGTCTTGGCCTTGCAAGCTGGGAGTCGGGTCGATCTCTCGTTCTCGTGGTTCGTGTGGACCCGCACGATCGAGGATGCTGGGCGCACGAGAGCGGACCTCCGTGTCGGGAGGTGGTCCGTCGACGAGGTGCCATCCATCATCTTCGAGGACCCACGTGGGTCTATACAGTTCAGGTCCCATAGATCAACTCCCACTGCATGACCTGACCGACGAGGTTGGCCAGTGAGACAGCCTGCGTGATGCCTGGCGGTCCCTCAGTGACCGCGCCCTTCGGGTCACCGATAGTGACGATGAGGTCGCCGATGATGTCGGTGACGCTGGCACCTCCCCTGAGTGCGTGTGAGACGAGACGCCCGATGAGGTGGCCGTGCTCGACCAACGTGGTGCCCTCCGCTAGGTCCACGTCCACGAAGACCTCTACTAGCTGATCGTCGTGGCGGTTCACCTGGACGTAGACACGGAAGTTGCAGAACAGGAGGCCGTGCCTGTTACCGAACCGCTTCTTGGGTAGCTCGATCACCGTGAGTCCCAAGCCAAGAGGACGAGGTCACTCGCGTGCAGAGTGCTCATCCACAACGACTTACGACGCACGACTGCGAGAGCGTGATGCTTAGCTTGCAGCACGTCCGCTGGTCCCAGAGTGTAGGTGAGGGGACACACTGCCTCGATGACGGTGTCGTGGACTCTCGCGTTGTACCTGACCCTGGCCACTTCGTCGAGGCCGAAGTAGTAGCGCATGCCGGTTAATGCCGCAAACCGGTTTGCGGTGCTACCTGGCCATGACCATCTGGCCGATGCTCCCGCCTAGGTTCGCAGTCTCGGTCCCCGAGAGCACACCGAACTCCCTAGCCTGCTCGCGAGCGAAGTAGCAAGCCATGAGCGAATCGGCCGTATGGTGCGAAGGGACGTAATTCAAGCAGTCCTCGCAGAACTCCTTCACGGCAGGTAGCAACTCAGCCCTGGGTCCCTGGTTAGGGATGAGCCAGGCCCCGTTCATGAACTCGACGAAGATGCCCGGAATGCCGTATTCTGGGTGAGCTTTCACTCGTCCAGTGCAGTGAGCCTTGAGTGGGATGCTGACGTCTTCCTTCCTAGTCCACTGGAGGAAGAAATCAAGACCGCCGTTGTTCTCGATGCGGACGACGCTCTTGAATCGCTTCGCCTTGTCGATGACCTTCTTGACGATGACGTCTCCGGGCCACTGTCCGATCTCGATGTCGAGGATGCGTCTGTGCCCTGAAGGGAGCACCTCAAACGTGAAGAAGGCTGTCTTGTCGTGTTCCTCGCCCGGAGAGATAGCTAGGTCGACTCCGGTGAAAGTCTGGTTCGTGCCGCTGTAGCTGAGGACGAAGCCAGTGCAAGGAGGCTTCGCGTCGTTGGCAGCAGCTAGGCACCGGTCGATGTACTCCTGTCGACACATGGCAGTGGAGTCGTCGCGGGCGACGCATCGGTGGAGCTGGTTGAAGAAGATCGGGAGCATCGACCGCTTCAGCTCATCGATGTGCTCCCGGGTGATGCGGTCCGGGAACAGCGGGACCTCGTTCCTCGGGTCCGGGTCGTGAGCGGTGAGCCTGCACAAGGCGCTACCCGGGTAGGACGGCCTCAGGTCGTCGGGGTTCTTCGGGTCCCAGTCCGTGTTGTAGACCTCGATGTCACCCTCGATCTCCATGCGCAGTGTGGGCCAAGCATGGACGGGAGCATCTCGGAGTTGGTGGAGTGCATCCCTCGGGTGCCATGGTGTGTTCGTGACGACGCAGCGACCGAGCACGGGGTCTAGTCGCGAGACGACGCTGTCGTTGACGAACTTGAACGTCTTGTTGCGCTGGTCCTGGGTGGCAGTGTTGATGCCGTTCAGGAGGTCGTCCGCGTAGGCCCAGCGGAGCCGACTTCCCTGTAGTGAACCGCTGTCCATGCCGTAAGCCTCGATCGAGGCGTTGCGGATACCGAACGGTCTGTCGACGGTGATCTCAGTCTGCGTCCAAGGGTCTCCCCTGTAGCTGGGGACGAGCTTGGGGAACACCAGACGAAGCTCACCGCTGGACTCGATGTACTCCTTCGCCATGCCGAGTGGCCGGGACGCTTGCGCCTCGGTGAATGAGACGAACGCCCCGCGAGAACTCTGGTCCCGGCCGAGGTCGAACAATCCCTGAGCCACCATGCAGACGGTCTTGGAGTGACCGACTGGAAGCATGACGACGCATAGCTTGTGGGCGTTGATGAAGTCGAAGAGTAGCCTCTGGTGGGCGGACACCCGGATCGGCTCGCGGGTGAACTCCTCCTTGACCACGAACTCGAAGAAGCGGGAGACGTCATTCTGCGCTCGCTCAGCCCTCTTGAGGATGGCTGCGATGGCGCGTCGGACTTCTTCTGGGGTGGGGTCGAAGCTCACTGAGGGAGTGAGCTAGATGTAGCCGCAAACCGGTTTGCGGTCAGTAGCGGAGGCCGGGGAACACGGGCGGGTTCATCGCTCCACCCGAGAGATTGACGTCCGCCCACGACGACCTGACGGTGAGGTCCCAGAAGTCGGCGCAGACAGCTCCGGTGTCGGCCGAGCACGAGGAGTATCCGAGGCACGAGACACCGATGCACTCGGTCCAGAAGCCTGCCGTCTCTGCCGTGTCGCACGTGCTGGAACACATGACCACGTTCCCGGGGGAGGCAGCGTTGGTGACGGGGACAGCGCTGGTCGGGTACTTCCCCGTAGAGTCCACCCCGAGGACGAGGGCGAGGTGCCACACTTGGTTCGCCTTCTCGAAGACGACGACGTCACCGACGCTCACGCTGGGGAGTGGACCGGGAGGAGGACCGGCGTCGAGGACTTGGTCCCTGCCCGCGATGCGGCTCCCTCCCATGAGCCACGACGGGGAGCACGTGGGGTCGCTGAGGTCCATGAACGGGGCGTCGGTCCAAGTCGGACCATAGTAGACGGGCGACCCGCCACCTCCGCCGAGCCCTCCGCTCGTGGGAGAAACGGAGAGCAGCCTGGCACACGCGGAACCCCACACGCAGTCGTTCGCTTCACCGGTGACGATGGCCGGCATCGAGGTAGACCCGATGAGTGTCTGGAGCGTACCGTTCAGCACGGTCGGCGAGTAGCTGCTGACGCATGACGTCCCCGCGTCGCTTCCAGCAGAACCACCGATACCCTGCCTCGTGGTGTTGACCGGAGTGTTGCTCGTCGAGCAGGCGACGAGCAGGAACAGCAGACAGTAGACGAGCTTTCTCATGCGGCCGAGTCTAGCCGCAAACCGGTTTGCGGCTGCTAGGAGATGGCCAGAGTGAAGGGAGGCGTGGACGCTCCACTACCCTGAGAGATGAGCTGCCAGGTGAGCTGTCCGCCCGGAGGAACAGCGATGTACCCGACATTCGTCCCGCCAGATGCTCCCGGCGCGATGTTGGACCCGATCTTGCTCGGGTAGTAGCAACTGAACCCGCCACTGTGTCCAGCCACGGTCAAGGTCCCATTGAAGTTCGCCGCACTGAACGGCACCACGTAGCCGTTCAAGATGACGCCGCTACCCGAGTACAGCAACAGCGCGATCCCCTTCCAGTTCGTCCCTCCACCCGTGTCGACAGTGAGCGTCGAGTTAGCCCACAAGGACAAGTTGCCGGCGAGCGAGATGAAGTCGCTGTTCGCCGGCACGCACACGAGCGGAGATTCGGCGATCGTGATTGTCCCGGACGTCGAAGCCTGCTGTGCTGACTTCCACGGGATCGTCGGGTAACTCATCACCACGCTCAGCATGACGTGGGCGAGGTCGCTAGCGCTGAGCCTACCAGCCAAGCGGAGCGACTGGGTAAGTTCGGCAGCGGTGAGGACTGCGGGGTTGGCGTCGCTGACCATGAAACCGCCGGCCCCTTGCACCTCGGCAAGCCGCTCAGGCGGGACGACGTCGCCTGGATAGAGGGGACTCGACAGTGCTACGACGTTGACGAGCCGGCTTGCCATGCGTAGATTCTACGCCGCAAACCGGTTTGCGGTCACCCAAAGATGGTGAGCGAGACGGAGGACGTGTCAGCCGCGTTGGCAGATGAGATCGTCACCGAGCCGGTACCAGGGCCACCGACTACGGGAGAACCGGCCGAGAGCTTGCCCCAGTGCGCGGCGACCACGTCAGGGTCGTTACGGGTGACGAGGAACTTGCTCGTCGCGGTGACGGTGATGCCGGTGTTGACCACGAGCGATCCGGCTGACATCGTGCCCGCGTCCTGCACGACTTGCACGTTGGAGTTCGCAGCAGGGGAGATGTTCGCTCCGGGGAGGAGGCCAGTGACATCGGCCGTGAGGTCCACCGCTCCCCACGTAGGAGCACCCGCCGCGCCGTGAAGGACTTGTTGAGTGGAGCCCGCTGCCGTCTCCGCGTAGGCCGTCCCCGTGTCGTAGAGGAGCTTGCCGGCGGCAGTCGGCGTGGGAATATCCGACGTGATGGTGGCCACGGTCTCGCTGAGCGACAGCGCCGCCGCGTTCTGCATGATGTCGTCGAGACCGTCGGAGCCGCCCTTGAACCTGATCACGGCGCAGAGGTTCGCCGCGGCAAGGATGTTGGCGTCAGCGTCGCTCGCCGTCGTCCCGCCTGCCGCAGTCACAGAGGCTTGGATGCTGGGATCGACGACGGACCCAGCGTAGAGCGTGCCGATGGGGAGGACGACCGTGTTGAGGAGGCGGAGGCTCGACATACGACGAGTCTAACCGCAAACCGGTTTGCGGCAGCTACTCGGGAAAGACTGCTTCGACCCAAGGGTCTTCCGCTCTGCGCTTGGCTTCGAGCCTAGCCTCCTCAGCTTCGCGCCTGGCACGCTTCTGCGATTCCAAGCGCATCTCGTCAACGATGTCGACCAAGTAGCAGACCAGCCTGTCGACATGAATCACGACGGTGAGAAGATCGCCCCTCAGTTCGCTGTCCTCACCCAGCATGACGAACATGAATGGAGGACTGATCCGCATCAGTTCGAGGATGGTCTGCATGCCATCGAAGAAGAGTTTTTGGCTCTCCAGGTTGGCTTGAAGCTCATCGAAGTCGCTCTGGCCGACTGCCCACCCATGCTTGTCGGTGATGAGGTTGTTGTCAAGCTCTTCGAGGAGGTACTCACCCACGTTCTCGGGTGTGAAGCGGCCGAACGGCTTCCCCGTCTGCACGACCAGGCGGATGTCGTTCATGTCGGCGTCGTCGGGCCTCACTTCTTGCTCCTATGGTGCGGGCCCCACGGGATAGACATGAACACTCGGTGCTCATACTTCGCATCCTCTTCAAGCATCTCTGCATCTGCGATGTGCTCGTCACGCAACTCAGTTGACACACACGTCGATGCCAGATCGCGAAGGCGTTCAGCTTGAGAGAAGAGCCGCCTCATCTCGTCAGCGGCCACGGCCCTACGCTCAAGAACTGCTTCGCGTTTTGCGAGCCTCTCGCAGAATGCTGCGAAGTCGAAACCTTGAAGGCTCACGACTCCTCCAGCTCATCGAAACAGAAGTCAGGCGGCTCGGGCTCTCCACGTGCCTTCCTGCGCAGTGCCCGGATCTCCATCGCGATCTGCACGACGCGGATGTCGCCCTTGTTCGCGTTGATCCAGTCTTCTGCAAAACGGACTGTCGACTCCAGCACCACGACACCTCCGCTGGCACGGTCGGCGCCGAAGAACTCGACGACCACCTCGTCACCGTCCTCACCTGCCGAGAATGTGACGGGAGGTGGTGACTTCTTACGCATCACGCGACGCAATGCGTAGAAAGCCTCCTGGTAGGCGAGCAGCGGACGCATCTCAGCCTCGACCTCCTCTGAGGTGCTAGGCCACACCGTCCTCTCGGGCGGTTCTGCGTCGTCGGGCGGTAGGGGCTTGAGCACTGTCCTCACGGATGTGCTAATGCCGCAAACCGGTTTGCGGTCAGCACAAGGACATCATGCAGTGACGACACGCCCTCTTGTCGCCGATCATCCCCACAGCGGGGAATCGCTGGTTCTTCGGCATGTACTCACAGTCCCACTGGCATCGGCTGAGCAGCACTTGCTTTCGCAGCCACCCTCTATCCGGCTTGTGTGAGACGTCGGTGAGCACCTTGATGCCATACCACCTACGCCATCGCCAGCGTCCACCGCGAGCAGTCTCAAGCCTCTGTCGAAACTTGAACTCCTGCTCAAACTCCGGGAAGAGCAAGAGCTGGAAGGGATAACCGTGTTCTGCGTCGAGCATCACTCCTCGAAGAAGTGGTCGAACATGTGCCGCTGACGCAGTTCTTCCTTGCCTGCTGGAGAACACCAGAAGCAAGACATCCGGCTCATCCGTTTGCCGAACGTCACGGGGCGGTAGAGGTTCCGATACGCGAAGTGACCACACTCAAGCTCGATCCTGTACTTGAAAGCGCCTTGAGTCTCCTCGACGCAGAGGATGATCCGCTTCGGACCTTGACAGATAGCCACGCTACTCCGGGAAGTCGAAGAGCGGAACGTGTTCGTCTACGATCTCGCAGAATAAGCCGTCTCGCTCTACCCAGTCCAAGTGAGCCAGCGGCACGCGATGCTCTTGCACGTATAGGTCCGTCCGGAGCCGGCTTGTAGTCAACGTGCATCACGACGTTCGCCTTGCCCACGGCGAGCACGACACCACTCATTCCTCCGTAGCAGATGCCACCCACACGTTGAGCCGTACGGACTTCGTCATGTTCTCGGATGTTGTCTCGGTGGACCGGGTGCCCTAGCTTGCCGGCTTCGCTCAGCTTGTCTCTCAACCGATCGCGAAGCCGAACCCGCTCTGAATCTTCCGCATCCATCGCTACTCCGGGAAATCGAAGACCGCGTCTTCCCAAGGATCCTTCTTCCCGCAGAGGATGTCGGCCAGGGTGTAGGCGTCGAGCGTCACGCCGGGCCGGTCCGGATGCTCCTTGGTGAAGTCCCACGCTGAGTCAGGCAGTGGAGCCTTGAGGAATGACTCCGACAGCGCAGCTTCGGTGACATAGCGGAGGACGCATGCGTTGGGGACGATCGCCTGCTGAACATCGCCTTCCAGCCAGTAGAGGTCCATCGGTGTAGTGAGCATGTCCTCACCGTAGTAGAGCGGGTCCTTGCAGTTCGTAGGACCTTGGCCTCGGTACATCCCCTCCCACGCTCTAGGCGTCTGACCGACGACAGCCTTGCGAGTGCTCTTGCCGTCGATGCCGAGTGCCGGCCTCAGCAGGAAGTAGCTGTCGGGTGCGAGGAGCCACGCCCAGAGCTGGACGTTGCGGCGGAGGAGCTTCTCGGGAGGAGGCTGCCACACGAGGTCACGCCAAGACCGCAAACCGGTTTGCGGTTTCGCTCCGGGACAAGGCGTCAGCGGGTAGTTCAAGCCGCGTACGACTACGCCACAGACCACGCAAGCATCGTTGCATCCACCTCGCGGCTCCCACACATGGAGTCCTTCAGCCGTCTTCAGCGCCCGCGTGACCCGCTCGCACTCACCACATAGCTGCTCCGTGAACGGTCCCGGGTGGCAGACTTCCGGTGTACCTCCCGGCTTACCGGGCTCGACGCCCAAGCACCTGGGGCAGACCGGAGACCCGCTACCAGGATGCCCATTGCTTGCGTTGTGGGCCCCTTTACGGGGCTTTTGCAGGGTGGGTGAGGTAAGGGGTAGCACCTTGCGCATGGCCGTTTATAGCGCCTTATAGGGCCGTTTAGCCGCAGATGAAGAGGCCGTGATGCTTCTCGAAAAGCTCGCGGGACACGTGCGACTGCTGGACGTAGAAGGGTCGCCAAGCCCACTGGAAGAGGACGTATCCATCAGCGGCGTAGGCACTGGCCACGTTCCTAGCTTCCGGCAACGTCCCGTCCTTGCCGAACATCACCACGCGGGCACGCTTCTCGCGCAGACCGCCGTAGTCGTCGGCCATGGCCTGCACCTCTGCCAGCGTGGTCTCTCGCTGGACCGGACCGGTCCAGCCTTGGGGCTGTCCTCAGATGCGGATGAGCATGGTCACTCCGACGTGTCGTCGTGCCCGTTCTCGCGGTGGCACTTCGGGCAGATGGGATGGTCCACCTTGCACTTGTCACAGTGAACCTTGGTCGTCCACTCGACAGCGGCAGAGAGGCTGAAGCAGACAGTGCAGATGAACTGCTGAACCATGGCAGGCATGCCCTAGTTATGGCGCGTGCCGCAAACCGGTTTGCGGCAGCTACAGTGCGAGGAGTTCCTGGACAGTACCGCGGAACAGGTCCACGTCGACCACAGTGCTCGTCCCGGGGAGCGGCATAACAAGTTGTGACACTTAGACGGGACTACGAAGAGCCTGAACCTGTAGTTGGAGCTAGATGGGTTCAGCTAGGACACGCGAGATTCGCACTCGTCTCAGAGGAAGATTTCGCTGATGTCTCTCAGTACAAGTGGAGTACACCTTCGCTAAGTGATATTCCACGCGCTACAACTGAGCGCGGATGGACAGCTCTACATCACTTCATTTGTGGACACCGTCTAGTCGACCATAGAAATGGCGACCAGCTAGACAACCGTCGCGAAAACTTGCGATTCGCCACACAAACGCTCAACACACGAAATGCCGCGAAGCACTTGCGCAATGGCAAATCAAGTAGCCAATACAAGGGCGTCTCTTGGAATACCAAGAGAAGGAAATGGTACGTGTTCATCCGAGTAGAAGACGGCAAGAAGCTCTATCTCGGATCCTTCAAGGACGAGATCGCAGCGGCCCTCACATACGACGATGCCGCACGAAAACATCACGGTGAGTTCGCGTGCGTGAACTTCGCTAATGGTGACGAAAGATGCGGAGTCAGAGCGCCAGCAGATCGCTGGGTGTTCCCCTGAAAAGATCAACATCAACGTCGATATCGGTCCCGGGGAGAGTGGCGTAGTTGGGCGACTGTTTCCTGCCACCTGAAGTTTGCCAAATCACGTAGTCGTCCCAGAAGTCGGGGACCTTGGGCAGCCACTTGAAGTCACCCGTGTAGTGGGCGACAGCGAGAGGACTCCCCGCCGCGAGCTGGGCGAGCAGCGCGTGTGTCGGTGCTCCACCGAGCAAGCTGAGTTGCTCGACAAAGGCGGGACTCGCGTAGACCATGACGCTACGGCCGATGGCCTGCTGGACACAGTCACGCCACTTGATGGCACTCGACACGACGTCCGAAGCCTTGAGACCTTGCGCAAGCTCCAGGTCAAGCCACGGAGGCAACGTCTGCTTGAACTTCAGCGTCTCGGTGAGGAAGTGCTGAGCCTGTTCCTCGGCCTTGTCGATGCCGTATGGCTCCAGCACTCCGTAGGCACCCCAAGGCATGTCCTCGAAGCCGGTGAGGACGACTGCGTTGTCGTGCCAGCACTTGTCAGTGGAGTTGATGCCGTCAGTCGCCTTGGCGTAGACGAACGAGCACCCTGCTCCGGCGAGTGCCTTGGGATCGATGACTCCCTGCGAGGCGGAGACGTCGACACCGAAGATCATGCCTGCGGGAGGAGTGCGGAACATGCGGCCGATGATATGCCGCAAACCGGTTTGCGGTTACTTGGAGGCGGGGATGGAGTCGATGGCAGCCTGACCGCGCTTCTGGCTGTCCGGGTCACACGCCTTGACACCGGGGATGGCCTTGGTACCGCGGAAGAGCGGGAGGTTGCACTTCACCGGCTGAGGCGTGCTGTCGTCGCGGATCGCCCTCGCCTGCTTCACGGTAGAGGCGGAAGAACCGACGGGAGCCGGGGTGACTGCGGAGGCTGCCGCGGAGTTGAGCGCCGCCGCGATGGCGGGGTCGGCGATGCCGCAGATGGCGAAGGCGACCTGGCCGACGACGGGAAGCGGGATGATGTTGAGGTCGGCGCACATGGGGTCCGCCGCCGTGACCGCGTTGGCGAGCGCCTTGTCCTCGGTGGCGGTGAGGTGGCACGAGGAGCAGCCGATGACGAGGGAGATGATGGAGCTGAGCAGTGTTCGCATGCCGCGGATGATAGGCCGCAAACCGGTTTGCGGTAGGCTCCGCGGATGGCAGCGCTCGATTGGCCCAACGTCGTCGCGCTGTGCACTGCCGCCGGGACGTTCGTCGGTACGACTATCGGTGTCGTGCTGCTGACGCTCAGAGCCGGCAAGGCTAGGGAAGTGGCCAACGACGACAGGGCTGCCCAGCGAGTCACGGCTCGCAGGGTGTCCCTCATCGAGCACGTGGTAGTGGCCGACCACACCAAGTCCGCTCCTCGCGTGCTCCTCGTCGAGGACGAGCCGTCCATGGCCAAGGTCCTCGTCAGGGGGATGCAGATGGAGGGCTTTGCCGTAGACGTCGCTCACACTGCGGAAGAAGCCAAGCTCATGGCTGCTGCTTCTCACCAGTACGCTCACCACATCGTCGACATCCACCTACCTGACGGCAACGGGGTAGACTTGCTCAACGCGCTCAGGCCGACCACCATCATCTACTCTGGTGACGTTGACGCGCTGGAGCGACTGAAGAATGAGCGCGTGGCCGACGCCTTCGTGGAGAAGACTGGCGACATCACGCTTCTCATCGAGGCACTGCGTTCACTCAGACGCAGCTAGGTGTCTAGCTTGTAGTCGCAGGGCTGGTACTTCGTCTCACCCTTGCTGTGAGCCGAAAGCTTCGGCCTACCGAGCTTATTCGTCGAGACAGTCCTGTGACAATGAGGGCACTCTTGCGGACCATGTTGCTCCACAGCTAGCCCAGAGCCTTCGACGCATGGATTCGGCATCACGCCACTACCGGACACGTCTAGCTCCGATTGCGTTGCCTGGCACGCGCTTCAACTCGACACCGATAGCCAACGCGCATCCGAACATTCTCCTCTGCGCGTGGTCCAGTTCGCGCCTAGCCTCCTGACGACTATTACGCGAGGAACCCAAGAGGGCAAAATCGGCAGCCTCGAAAGCGAGCTTCGACCTCACGAAGGCGAGGCACGCCTCGGTCCCGTAGACGTGCATCTGATGCACAGCGAGATCAGTTAGCTGGTCTCCTTCAAGGTGAAGCTGCACCTTTGGTTCTTCGGCTCTGGGCTTGCGTGACTCGGCCTCACGGTCCATCTCGTAGAACTCTCTCCATGGGTCGTACCTACGCATGCTGAGCCTCGTAGTGGTCACCGAGGAACTTCACTCCGCCTGGACAGAACGAGAGGACAGCGATGCCCTTGGCGAGGTGGTTGAATACGTCGGCTTGAGCACCAGCCTTCTTGCTGCCGAACTGGAGGATGTCTCCGTGCGAACCAACCTCTTCAGCGGCCCTCTGCGCGATGGGCCGTAGCTGGTCCCAGGCATAAGACTGGAACTCCATCTGCCACATCGGCACTGCGACCTGGAGACACATCCTCGTGGTCTCCTTCCAGTGCTCTTGTCGACGTTGCTCCGCCGAAGGTAGCTACCCACCCTCGAAAGCTCCGTAAAGAGGCGCCTAACGCCAGCAACGCGGCATTACGAGGGCATGCCTAACGACGAGTCTCAACCCGACCAGATCAATCCGAAGCATTATCGGAGCCATCCTAGCCGGCTGGAGTGCATCGCTGTCACTCGGCACCACAACTTCAACGTCGGCAACGCCATCAAGTACCTCTGGCGCTGTGGGCTGAAGGAGGGTGAGGACGTGCTGACCGCCTTGCAGAAGGCTGCCTGGTACGTCGCTGACGAGATCGCGAGGGTGAAGGCTCTGCCCTACGCACCTCGGGAGAGAGCACAGAAGAAGGGGCTGAGCGCAGAGGAAGAGGTCTTCGAGGCTCTGAAGCTGCTGAGTGCGAGGGACGACGAGACGCTTCGCATGGTGTGTGAGCGTCGCATCATGCAGCACGACGACCTCGTCTACAGGATCGACAGGTACAAGGCTGCACTGAAGCGGATCGGCGATGGTGATTCGTGTGTGCCGGCCGCACTCATCGTCATCGCCAAGGAAGCTCTCCTCCATCCGCCTCCTTCCGACGGCATCTTCGACGAGGCTTAGGCCGCAAACCGGTTTGCGGCGGCATTAGCTAGCAGGCACCGGAGCTAGCCTCGTACGGCAGCGACGCCGTAGATACGATCGGATAGCTTCGGTGCCGTCCACCTTCCTCAAGGAGACACCCATGCCCGTCACGCACGCTCGCAACGAAGAGTGGGCCGCGTTCCACCCGGACTCCAACCGGCCGGAGTGCTCGTCCCGTGGCCTCATGCTCATCTTCGCTGGCCCCGGTGAGGCCATCACCTGTAAGCTCTGCATCAAGGCCACCGGGATGACCGTCATGCCCGGCGAGCCCAAGGTCCTCATCGACGAGAGGCTCAGCCACGTGCTCAAGCCTGTCGAGCCCGAGGTCGACACCTCCGCCGTCTCCAGTCTCGGCCTCAAGATGCTGGCCAAGGAGCAGCGCGTGCGGGTCGTCCAGGTCTCCCGCTACGAGGCAGACCTCAACGGGACGCAGGTGATGCTGGAGCGGAGGACCGTGATCTTCAAGGGCTCGTGGTCGGCATACCTCATCTGGACCATGAGCAACATCCACATGGGACCCGACTACAAGGTGGAGTTCGGGACGAAGGGGACGTGGGACACCCAGAAGCACGTCTTCGACGGCTTCAAGCCCGTCAACTCTCAGCCCCACCTCGCCGACATGAACTCGTACCTCGTCAACAAGTTGAAGCGAGACGCGGAGGACAAGCTTCGCAATGTCATCGAGTGGAGTCCGACGCCTCCCGTCATCGACGACCACACGGCCGAGATGCTCGCATCGGCGGAGTTCCCCGAGTGAGCATCGCCAAGCCCCTCTGCCAGAACGCGAAGTCTGTGCTCCTGGAGTCTCTGGAACTGCTCCTTAGCACGGCGGAACAGACCAACGACCACCTCGCATGTGAGCCTGTCGATCCCGGGGCAGTCGAAGCGATGCTCGGCAACGCCACTTCACTCGCTGTCAACGAGGGCGACAACGATGAGCCGATCTGGCACCCTATCAGGGACTACGACGCGAAGCGTGCTGTCGAGATGCAGATGAAGCTCGCACGGCTGTTCGGCCTCACGTAGCACCGCAAACCGGTTTGCGGCATTAGCCTCGCCAAGGAGGCAAGCGAACCATGAAGCTCTTCGTCGTCTGAGCGTAGGTGCTCCGCAGAGGCCGTCCTGGCGCAAGTCGGGGCGGCCTCTGCGTCTGTGCGCCATTACCTAGCGTGCGCCACGTCATCCCTCCCGCAGTCGTGCAGATGGCCGAGGACTGGTCGAAGGTCACGTGGCCCGACGAGCCGCCAGCTCCAATCCCAGGTAGGGGTGGCTGTGAAGCCGGAGCCCGTATAGAGGCTGCTACGGCTTGTGGAGCTGATGCCCGGGAGGGAAGACGGGAAGCGTGGGCTTCACCGTGATGGTCGCGGGCTGAGGAGGAGCCGGATCCTGCACGACCTGCGGAGGCTGCGTGAAGTGCCCGAGGTCGTGCAGCGCGTTGATGATAGTGAGGACTCCCGGCTGGACGCCGTGGAGCGTGACGGTCGACGTAGGGTTGGCCATGCGGCCTAGTCTACGTGTTCGCCTACAGGCTCACCCTTCCGAGGACCGTAGATGTAGACGCCGGAAGGCAAGAACACGGTCTTGTGCTCGTCCGGCTCCGGTTCATCCGGGATGACCGTGATCCGCTCGGCTTCTGGTTGAGTTGGTCTGTCGGACTGCATGGTGCGGCACCTCCAATGGAGTATGGCGCCGCAAACCGGTTTGCGGCC